AGTAGTGAACTCCTTACAATTATTTGAAAAAATCTATCTACCTTGAAAGAAAAGTATAAGTTAAGTGTCAAGCCTGTCAATACGTGTAAACTCTTGAAAATGTTGATCCCAAAGGCGTATTATTGTTTCTTAATCAAGTACGTTATTTTTGGTGTTTATTTTCAAATGATGCCACGATCATCCAGCATGGGTAGTCAAGCTACTAAAGTTGTGACAAAACATCATGAAGAATTCAACCCAGCTGATGGCGAGACTATGATCGATGAAATTGTTTATGGAGGCATCAGGGATATGGTTGTCAAAAGCACTGTGACTGTTACAGCAAACAACCAACAGTTGCCAATACAGTTTTATAGTGCAGCTTACAAACTCTATAAGGGGTTGAGATATAGTGCTGTCCGGATTGCCAGTGTTGCCATGCTATGGACACCTACAGCTATAAACTTTGAAGGATATGTTACAGTCATGGCCATGGATGAAAGATTTACAAGTGATAGGATGTCAAAAATTTCACTAAAGAAAGCAACACATGACATGATTGCAGGGAAATTGATTGGTGCTGTGACATTTGATCCAAATTTCCAGCAATTAGTGTTTGGTTCATTAAACTTTGCAACTGCTGTTCAGGACATTGATAAAGTCAAATTTTATTTGATGTTCGAAAATCTAAACATGCCAAAATCTGTTGCTGGGTTCATGACTTTATCTTGGAAGACTGTTGGTAGTAATGGGGAAGTTTACAACGAAGTCCAATGGGATGTATTTAAATTCCCAAGAAGAGATGTTCAAGAAGTGTATAGTAAATCTGGGAAGAGCATGTTTGAGCAGCTCAAGCTTGGAATGAAAACTCAATATGATGAGCAAAAGAAGAAAATGGAATCACTAGATAAGCTGAGATTCCAACTCACACATGCCACTGATGGTGGTCTCTCAAAGATGAATGAAGCTGCTAATAGTTACACAATTGAGCTTGGCAAATTGGTGGTGGATTCACATAAGCATGAAAAAGCTATAGCTGCCGATGAGAAGAGGAAAATATTAGTGGGCTTGATTAATAAATTTAGAGAGGCAATGAATAGCAGAAATGCTGATCAGATAAAAGCTATTAGAGCTGAGGTTTTAGAGACTTGTAAATCTAAAAACTATGAGCTGCCAATTGAGTTTGGATCATTGGATGCTGGTAGTGGTTCTGGGGTTGTTCAGTTTGGAATTCCTGCAGCTGATGAGTAGAATCAAGTAATCATAAGTTATATTGTGTTTAATTACTATATGATGTGCTTAGTTATATTGTATTGTTGTATCTTGTGTAAATTTATGTGCTAAAAAAACCTAAAAAGTAAAAATATAAAAAGACAAAAAAAAGTATAATTATTGTAAATAGGGAGTCCGCTAAGCTCAGATGGCAAAACATGGAGTTAAAAATTGTAAATATACGTATATAATTGTTCAATTTCTTACTTAGGTTTGGCAAAAGATTTTGATCTGATTTATGAATTGTAAGGAGAACACTACT